CGTCTGGCAAAAACTGGCCGTGTCGATGACGCGGCTGATGCAATCTACAAACTCTTGAAATAAGGAATCCATCATGTCTATCGTCAGCAATACATTCACGACTTACTCCGCAAAGGGTATTCGTGAAGATTTGAGCAATGTGATCACAAACATTTCTCCCGAAGAAACTCCCTATCAGTCCAACATCGGACGCGAAACCATCTCCAACACCTTGTTTGAGTGGCAGACCGATGCTTTGGCTGATGCCGCTGCCAACGCTCAGTTGGAAGGTGATGATGTCGCGTCTTTTGACGCGGTCACTGCCACTGTGCGTTTGACCAACTATGCACAGATCAGCCGCAAAACCATCATCTTGTCGAACACTGAAGAAGTGGTCAACAAGGCAGGCCGCCGTTCTGAATTGGCCTATCAGATCGCCAAGCGCGGTTCTGAATTGAAGCGTGACCAAGAGTATGTGCTCTTGAATGGCGGCATTGCTGTTGCAGGCAATACCACCACGGCTCGCGTGACCGCCTCTTTGGGCGCATTTGTCAAGACCAACACTGACAAGCAGACCAATGGTACTGACCCAAGCTACACCACCTTGCCAAACAGTGCTCGCACCGATGGCAATGTGCGTACTTTCACTGAAACCATTCTCAAGAATGTGATTCAGAAAGTCTGGTCTGCTGGTGGCACTCCAAAGATTCTGATGACTGGCCCTGTCAACAAGCAGCGCGTCAGCGGTTTCTCTGGTATCGCCTCACAGCGTTACAACATCAACGGTGGTGACCGTCCCGCCACTTTGATCGGTGCAGTTGACATCTATGTCAGCGATTTTGGTCAAGTGTCTGTCATTGCAAACCGTTTCCAACGCGAGCGCGATGCATGGGTGATTGATCCTGAGTACGCAAAACTGACTGTCTTGCGTCCCTATCAGCAAGTCGAACTCGCCAAGACCGGTGACGCTGAGAAGCGTATGCTGTTGGTTGAGTGGGGTCACAAAGTGTTGGCTGAAAATGCCCACGGCTTGGCCGCAGACTTGATCACTTCTTGATCGACTGAAAGGAAAGGGGAGGAGAAATCCTCCCCTACTTACATGGAAAAACGATTCTTTGATGCAAACCCTGAACAGGGCATTACTCGCACTTGGCATTACAACGATGAGACTGATGAGGCAACGGTTCAGACCACTCAAGACATCACCGCTGTCATCGAGGCCAATAAGCGAGACTTTGCCGCCATTGACAACAAGGCAAACTGGAAAGGTGAGTGGCATCATGTTGCCAGCATCCCTGAGTCTTTGTATTACCAACTCAAAGCAGAGGGTAAGTTGGACGATCAGGAATACATGAAACGCTGGCTCAACGACCCTGACAATCGGTTTTTCAGAGTGAGGCCAGGCCAAGTATGAAATACATCGCAGTCTGCACACCAGCGCGGGACATGGTCCACACGCAATATACCTATTGCATGGTCAATATGGTGGCGTACCACACGCTCAATACCACAGACGCGGTGAGTTTGAAGATTTTGCAAGGCACGCTGATTCAAAACCAGCGTGCTGATTTGTGTTTGGACGCAATGCGCGAAGGTTGCAGCCACATTCTTTTCATCGACTCGGACATGACCTTTCCGCAGGACATGATTGGCCGATTGCTGGCACATGATGTGGACATCGTGGCGGCAAACTGCGCTAGGCGCAGAATGCCCACAGGTCCAACCGCGCAGAATTACGATGAGAACGGTAAGCGTCAACCTGTCTACACCATGCCTGAATCCACTGGTTTGGAGGAAATTGGCTCTGTTGGCACTGGCGTCATGCTAATCAAGCGCGAAGTGTTCCAAGGCATGACTGAGCCGTGGTTTGATATGCCGTGGCAATATGACAACCGTGGTTACATGGGCGAAGATGTGTTCTTCTGCAAGAAGGCGCAAGAACTTGGGTTCAAGGTGTATATTGACCATGATGTGAGCAAAGAAATTGGTCATATTGGCACATTTGAATTCAGACATGAGCATACTTGGGTGATGAAAGAACAGCTCGAAAAAGAGGCAGTCTAAATGGCACTGAGCACCTACACAGAATTGAAGTCATCGCTGGCAGACTGGTTGAACCGGTCTGATCTGACTTCTGTGATTCCTGATTTCATCAGTCTGGCAGAGGCGCAGATTGAGCGTCAATTACGCACACGCCAAATGATTGTGCGTGCCACTGCATCATTTGCGGCTGCCGCTGAATATGGCACTGTGCCTGATGACTTCTTGGAGGCCAAGACGATCAAGCTAGACACCAATCCTGTGACATCGTTGGACTTTGAGACTATTGACTCCATGGATCAACTGGCAAGCACCACCTATATCAGCAGTGGGCGGCCAAAGAAATTCACGGTGGTTGGCAACCAATTCAGACTGTTACCCATTCCTGATGGCGCATATACCGCAGAGTTGGTCTATTACGCAAAATTGACAAAGTTGTCATCAACTGTTGCCACCAACTGGTTGCTAACTCAAGCACCTGATGTCTATTTGTACGGTTCACTTTTACAGGCTGCGCCATACTTGCAAGACGATGCGAGAATCACGGTGTGGTCATCGTTGTACACGGCTGGCTTAGATCAGTTGCAGATTGCTGATGATCGCGGATCAACCAGCGGTGGTGTTTTGACAGCAAGAGCGAGGTCATTCGGATGATGATTACCACCACCAAAGGCGAGATGGATGAATCCTTGTTGAAGAAATCCGAGGGTTCGACTGAGAGCGACAGAGAGATCATCAGTTGGGTTGAATATCGTTTGGATGACGAACTGGTACACAGATCAGTCCATGTTGTGTTGAAACAAAGTGTCGCAGCCGATGGCGTTGCGGCAGCAATTGGATAAGGAATAGACCATGAGTAACACTCAGGCCATGTGTACCAGTTTCAAGGGTGAGTTGCTGACTGGCACTCACAATTTCGGCACTGCACCAACCAGAGGCACATCTGCCGCTGATACTTTTAAAGCGGCCTTGTATCTGACAACGGCCACCATCAATGCCTCCACGACTGCTTACACCGCCACTGGCGAGGTTTCAGGCAGTGGTTACAGCGCAGGCGGTGTCACCGTGACATTTGGCACTGCGCCAAGCACCAGCGGGACAACCGCATTTGTGACACCAAGCGCGAGCATTTCATACTCCAATGTCACATTGTCAACAGCCTTTGATTGTGTTTTGATCTACAACTCAACTCAGTCAAACAAAGCGGTCAGTGTCCACACTTTTGGCAGTCAGACCGTGACTGCTGGGACATTCACGCTGACCATGCCTGTCAATGATGCAAGCACCGGCCTGATCCGGTTGGCTTAACGCAGGGGCAGCGGCATGGCTGCTTATGGAACAGGCTATTACGGCCTTGGCGTATATGGCATAGGCAATGTCGTCATCAGTGGCAATTCAGCCACTGGTGCGGTTGGTACGGTTGTCTTTACCAAAACGATTGCCATCTCAGGCAATTCAGCGACTGGCGATGTCGGCAATGTACTGACCAATGTTTCCATCCAAGAAGATGGGACGATTGCCACAGGCAATATTGGCACAGTCACACCTGAACTTTCCTTTGCCATTACCGGCAATTCAGCGACATTGGCGGTGGACAGTGTCACGCCAAGCGTGTCATTTGTCTTGTCCAGTTCTGCCATCACCACTGCAATTGACAGCGTTGGCGCGGTCATGTCTGTTGCCATGGCTGGCAATGCCGCCACAGGTGAAGTCAACACGGTTTCTCCAGAGGTCATCTCATTCCAAGACATCACTGGTGTGCAAGGTTCTGAGGCACTTGGAACGCCTACTGCTGTCATCGAGGTGGCGATAATCGGTGTTGAGTTATCGGGTTCAGTCGGGAAAATGATTGGCTTTGGTTGGGGTGCTGTGCCTGACACGGTAGAGACTTGGACCGCGCAATCAGACAATCAGGAATCTTGGACACCGGTGGCTGATTCCTCGGAATCCTGGACACCAGTTTCCGACACCTCAGAAAATTGGTCAGATTTGTCGGACAATCAAATCACTTGGCAAGAAGCCGCATGAGGTAAATATGGCAGATACCACAACCACAAATTTACTGCTGACAAAGCCGGAGGTTGGCGCGTCAACGGATACTTGGGGGACCAAGATCAACACTGACTTAGACACGCTTGATGCGGTGTTTAAGGGTGACGGTACTGGCACATCAGTTGGCATGAATATCGGATCAGGCAAGACCTTGGCGATTGCCGGCACAGCATCTGTCTCTGGCACATTCACCGTGTCGGCAACCGATGCGATCAAGATTGCGTCAGGTACTACGGCACAGCGGCCAGGCTCACCGGCCACAGGTCAGTTGCGTTTCAATACCTCATTGACTCGATTTGAGGGATACAACGGCACAGCATGGACTGCTGTGGGTGGCGGTGCAACAGGTGGCGGTACAGACACGGTGTTTTACGAGAACACGCGCACCGTGACTACCAATTACACACTCAGCTCTTCAACCAGCGCACACAGCGTTGGACCGATAACTGTAAACAGCGGCATCACCGTCACCATTCCAAGTGGCGCGCGCTGGGTTGTTCTGTAAAGGAAAAATATGTCATCAGTCGTTATCTCAGGAGACACCAGCGGCACAGTGACTGTGGCCGCGCCAGCAGTGGCAGGGTCAAATACGCTGACACTTCAAGCCGCCACAGCAACAAATGCTGTCAACACATTGGCAACTGCTGTTGCATCCACATCAGGCACTTCTATTGATTTCACAGGTCTACCGAGTTGGATTAAAAGAATTACTGTGATGTTTAATGGTGTTTCTTTAACTGCAACGGCGCATATTTTGGTTCAACTTGGAACAGGAAGTACAACATATACAACAAGTGGTTACACATCAATTAGTGCTGTTACAGAAGCGGCTGGAAATTCTGTGGTTTCTTCTACTTCTGGTTTTCTTGTTTTTGATGGGGCGGCAACCAGAGTTGTTACTGGTCATTTAATAATTACAAACATTTCTGGGAATAATTGGATTTCATCTCATACTGGAAAAATCAATGCTTCCACTTTACCAATGTATGGTGCTGGCGATGTCTCATTGGGCGCAGTATTGACTGCGGTTCGCATTACATCTACTAGCACAGACACATTTGACGCTGGCACTATCAACATTCTGTACGAAGGCTAAACCATGTCAATACTTGTTCTAACTTCTGACACACTGATTGGCACACCAGCCGCAGGGAATCTTGAATACAACGGACAGTTCTATGGGACTGACAGCAATGCGTCACGGGCGCAGATGCAGAGGATTACGCAAGGGACTTTGCAAAACACCACAAGTGGGACAGTTGTTGATTTCACTGGAATTCCAGCATGGGTTAAGCGTTTGACTGTTTCATTGAAAGGTGTAAGTACAAATGGCACAAGTCCAGTTAGATTGCAATTAGGTGCTGGTTCTGTACAAGCAACAGGATATATATCCACCGCACAATCAGGAACAACAGGTAGTGGTGCGGCAACTGCTGGTTTTGATTTGTCAAATTTTGTTACAGCAACTGATACCAGATATGGTGTTATGACATTTGTAAACATAAGCGCAAATGATTGGGCTGGCACAGGAATATTTTCACAAGGAACATCTGTTTTGATGCAAGTTGCTGGAATTGTTGCGCTTACTGGCACATTAGACAGATTTAGATTAACTACCGTGAATGGCACTGATGCGTTTGATGCTGGCAGTGTAAATATCATGTATGAGGGCTAAAAGATGGCAACAGTAATTGATGGATCAGCAAGCGTAACTATCAACAATGGCGCAGTGTTGGGGATAACCTCTGGCACTGCTGTTGCCTCTACATCAGGTACAAGCATTTCATTTACTGGTTTGCCAAGTTGGGTAAAACGATTGACAATATTGTTTAATGCAGTCAGCACAAGTGGTTCAACTGCATTTTTGGTTCAACTTGGAACTGGTGCTACACCAACATATACAACATCAGGTTACTCATCTTATGGCGTTACCTTGGCGGCAACCACTATGTCTGGTGCTGTAAGAACAGATGGATTTCCTTTTGGAAATACAAGCACTTCAACAAACACATATGGCGGAAGTATTGTTTTAACAAATGTAAATTCTAATTTATGGTCTGTAAATGGCTTTGTGGCATCTTCTGGGACTGTTGGAAATGGTGGACTTCTGGGTGCTGGCTCTGTCAATCTTGGCGCAACACTTACAGCAGTAATAATTAAAGCGACTAACGGAACAGATACTTTTTCGGCTGGAACAATCAATATTTTGTACGAGGGCTAAACCATGACACACAGAATCGTTGTAAATGTCCAAACAGGCGAAGTCACACAGGTTGAGTACACGCCTGAAGAACAAGCGGCACATGATGCGGCAGTAGCGGCACAACTTGCAGATCAACCAGCAGCAGTTGAGAGTCAGTGATGAGCGAGATAGAGCGTGAGTTTGCTGTGCATCAAGCGGTTTGCGATCAGCGGTACAAGTCCATTGAGGACAAGTTGGAGTCTGGCAAGAAGCGCATGGAGAAGATCGAGATTCAACTCTACATCGTGATTGCCGCGATCTTGTTTGGACCAGGCGTGGCCGCTGACATTGTGAAGAAATTGCTGGGGTTGTAAATTGATCCGATCAGCCTCCTCTTTGCAGCCAACGCCTGCGTTGCCGCAATCAAGGAGGGTTGTGAACTTTACAAACAGGCAAAGACCTCTTTCATGGAGGTCAAGTCCACGGTTGACGAGGCCGTGGGTATCGCCAAGGAAGTCTATGGTTTTTGGGGAAAGCTCACCAAGATGTTTGGTGCTAAACCCAAACCGACTCCAGCGAAAAAACCTCAACCCAAGAAAAAGGAAAAATTTGTTGCTGTTGACGAAACCCAAGTCATGGTGGATGTTGTCAAGCAACTTACCGAGTTTTTCAGAATTCAAGAACAATTAGCCGCGCACATTCGGGAGGAAGAAGAAAAGTCCAAGAACATCTACGATCCAGACCAAAACCAAATGGAAGCCGCACTCAAACGAGTGATGGCGATGGATCAGATGGCAGAGTTGGAAGTGACGATCAGGGAAACCATGGTGTACCAATCACCGCCAGAGATGGGTGCTTTGTACAGCAAGGTGTTTGAGATGCGAGATGTCATTGCCGCTGAACAGGAAGCAGCTAGATTGGCGCAAGAGCAGAAAGAGCGCAGACTGAAATGGCAACGACACCAAAGGGAAAGGTCAAGAAACTACCAAGCAGGCGCAGCAGTGTTGACCCTAATCTTTATCGCATACCTGTGGACATGGATGCTGTGGCTCAACCAGTCGAGGATGTTGTGATGAGCGTAATGGGATGGGTGGCTGCGGTGTTGCTGGTGGCGTTGATGCTGCCATTACTAGCGTTCTTGTATTTGGATGTGCTGTCTCAAAAAGCAGAAGTGAAACAGCAGATCGAAAAGGTGGAAAAATTAAGGCGTGAAGTTGAAAGGACAAAGCGTGACAAGACTCCTGATTCCTTTGATGACAATCCTGTTTTTGACAGGTTGCGAAAACAAATACCGATACGAATGTCAAGACCCGACAAATTGGAGTAAGGCAGAGTGCAAGCCACCCATTTGCACCGCTGCTGGAACTTGTCCTGAAATGCTTGTCAAACCCGAACCGGAGAAGAAGTGATGCCAACAGTCGTGATGAATAAACCAACCCGAATGACCGCTGAAGAGATCGAGGTTCGCATTTGGGCATTTGTGATTTTTTGCTTGATGCTGATTTTGCTTGGCGCGATGGCGATGTTCCTGTACAGCGTCACCTATGTCACGCAACCAATGGCTGGCATGGCCCCGATTGACAAGGTGTACACACAGCAGATCAGCACCATCATGGTGTTCATCACTGGTGTGTTGGGCGGTGTGGCTGGACGCTCAGGTGCAAAGGCAGTGGCAACCGCCATATCTAAGTCTGAAGCCAACGATAACGAGCCACCTGCACCATGAGTTTGCTTAACCCTTGGGTGTTGCTTGGCATCGTCATGGCGGTGCTGAGTGCCTTTGGCGGTGGTTATTACAAGGGCAAGGATGCCGAGTATCAGCGCCAGCAGTTGGAGATTGCCGCGCTGAACGCCAAGGCGAGAGAGACAGAGCAAGCCATGTCCAAGGTGGCGCAGAGTTATGGCGAGACATTACGAAAGGCGAACAATGTTGCAAAAGCTAAAGAGAACAAGTTGCGTGCTGATCTTGCCGATGGCAGTCTCAAGCTGCGGATTCCTGTCAAGGCAGCCAACTGCACCATACCAGTGCCCGAGTCCACCGCCACTGCCAGCGGAAGTGACGGTGGAACAGCATCAGCCGAACTTGACAGAGAGGCTTCTGAAACTCTTATCGCCATTGCAGCCGAAGGAGATGCCGCCATCCGCAAACTCAACACCTGCATCCAAACCTACGAAACCATGAGGAACACCAAATGACACAACTCTCAGCCAATTTCAGCCTGCATGAAATGACCAAATCCGAAACCGCATTGCGGATGGGCTTTGACAACACGCCAGACGAGGCGGCAACCGAGAATCTGCGCTTGCTGTGCGAGATGGTGTTGCAACCGGTGCGTGACCACTACGGCAAAGGCGTGAAGGTGAATTCGGCTTACCGTTCTCCGGAGTCCAATGCGGCGGTGGGCGGTTCAAAGACATCAGACCATTGCAAAGGGATGGCGGCAGACATCGAAATCCCTGGCGTTGCCAACGCTGACCTTGCCCAATGGATCATGGACAACTTGGAATACACACAGTTGATCTTGGAGTTTTACACGCCAGGCATTCCCGACAGCGGTTGGGTTCATGTCTCCTATGATCCGAACAACCTGAAAAAGCAAGAGTTGACCGCCACCAAGGTGGCTGGGAAAACGACTTATTTGCCTGGCTTGGTGGCCTAAACCGTGGCAACAAACCTTGATCAGCAGATCACGCAACCCGCGCCACCAAGCCTTGGTGCGCCTGATGTTACCTACGATCAGGGTTTCTTCACGCAATCCTTTGGCAGCCTGAAAACCTACTTCAGCAAGCTCACCGCGCTGTTTGCGGCCTTGTTTGGACCGCGTGGCGGTAAGTGGGTCAACAATCCTTATGGCGCGTTTCAGGATGGCACAGACCAGACTGCGGCCAATACCACCACGGCTTACGCCATCACATTTGACACAACTAATTACAGCAATGGTGTCACCTTGTCGAATTCGTCAAGACTTAATGTGGCGCAGGCTGGCATCTACAACATCCAATTTAGCGTTCAGTTGGAGAATTCAACCAATGACACGCAAGATGTTGACATTTGGTTTCGCAAAAATGGCACTGATGTTGCCAAGTCAAATAGTGTTTATGGATTACCTGCTCGGAAATCGTCAGGCGATCCATCGCACAGTATTGCCGCGCTGAATTTTTTCATCAGCTTGGCGGCCAATGACTACATTCAAATCATGTGGCGCACAAGCAATGTCGGAGTGACAATTCAGCAGTACGCTGCAGGAACATCACCCACAAGGCCAATCACGCCATCAGTGATTGCGACAGTCTCATTTGTGTCCAATCTGTCAACAGAAACAGCATAATTCAGTTATGGCACTCATACCTCTCAAAATCCCTGCTGGCGTGTATCGCAACGGTACTGAGTATCAGTCTGCGGGCCGCTGGTATGACGCAAATCTTGTGCGTTGGTACGAAAACACGCTCAGACCCATTGGCGGCTGGCGTAAGAAGTCAAACACCGCACTGACAGGCAAATGCCGTGGTTTGTTGGCGTGGCGAACGAATTCCGGTGCGCGGTATATTGCTGCCGGTACGCAGTCCAAGCTCTACGCCATGGACGAGAACAACACCATCAAAGAGATCACGCCAACAAGCATCGCCTCTGGACGCGCGGATGCGGTCAGCGGCACAGGATATGGCTATAACACTTATGGCTCATACGCCTATGGCGTGGCGCGTCCTGATGCTGGCGCAGTAGCACCTGCCACCACATGGAGTTTGGACACTTGGGGCGAGTATTTGGTGGCTTGTGCCGACACAGATGGCAAGCTCTACGAGTGGCAGTTGGGATTTTCAACGCCAACCTTGGCGGTGGCAATCACCAACGCGCCAACAGGTTGTGCTGCCTTATTGTCTACTGCCGAGAGATTCATCTTTGCTTTGGGCGCGTCCAGCAACCCGCGTTTGGTCAAGTGGTGCGATCAGGAAGACAACACTGTTTGGACAGCCGCAGCCACCAATCAGGCGGGTGACTTTGAACTCAACACGGTTGGCGCATTGAAGTGCGGTAAGCGCGTCAGGGGCATCAATCTGCTGTTTACTGATGTGGATGTGCACACCGCCACCTATGTCGGTCTGCCCTATGTCTATCAGTTTGAGCGTGCCGGATCAGGCTGTGGCGTGATTTCCAGTCAGTCGGTGGCCGCCATCGACTCTGCCGCCATTTGGATGTCGCGATCAGGCTTTTGGATATTTGATGGGTATGTCAAGCCTTTGCCTTGCGATGTCTCGGACTATGTGTTCACAAACATGAACTACAACCAAGCGTCCAAAGTCTACGCTGTGCACAATAGCAAGTACGGTGAGGTGTGGTGGTTCTATCCAAGCAGTCAGTCAAATGAAGTTGACTCTTATGTCACATACAACTACCGCGAAGGTCATTGGAACATTGGGACGATTGGGCGCACCGCTGGAGTGGATCGAGGCGTGTACCTTTACCCCATCATGGTGGATTCATCTGGCTACATCTACGAGCATGAGGTTGGCTACAACTACGACTCAGCATCAGTCTATGCCGAGTCTGGACCATATGAAATTGGCAGCGGAGACAACATCATGTCTGTGCGTCAGGTGATACCGGACGAGATGACGCTTGGCGAGGTGCAGATCAGTTTCAAGTCAAGGATGTATCCGACATCCACCGAAACGACACATGGACCGTATTCAGCGTCACAACCAACTGATGCGCGTTTCTCTGGCCGGCAGGTCAAGATTCGTTACACCGGTGCGGTGCTGGAGGATTGGCGCGTTGGCGTGACCAGGGTTGACGCGGTGGCGGCAGGTAAGCGTTGATTGACGAGGAGGAGTTTGAGAGACTGCGCCATCTAGTGGCTGCGGCACTAGAATACTCTGGAGGCAGTCACGCAGTTGAGGATATTGCTGAAGGCATCAGGCAGGGGCATTTTCAGCTTTGGCCTGGCGCAGATTCAGTGATAGTCACTGAGATCATTGTCTACCCACGGTTGAAGGATTTGCACTTTTTCCTTGCCGGTGGCGACCTAGATGAACTCCGATTGATGCAACCTTTGATCGAATCGTGGGGGAAAGAGATGGGTTGCAGCCGCGTGTCTCTCGCTGGCCGAAGAGGTTGGGAGAGGACATTTTTAAGGGATAGGGGATACGAGCCAAAGTGGTTCGTACTGTGCAAAGACTTATAGGGGTGGGATTATGTCTAAGGGTGGAAGAAACCAAACAACAACGCAAACAACAATGATTGACCCTGCCGCGCGTAGGGCTTATTTGTCAAATCTTGATTTAGCGCGTTCAACGGCATCAAGTCTTGGTCCACAGCAATTTGCTGGTTTTGATCCTATGTATCAAGCCGCAGAAAAAGCCGCATACGAAGCCAGCATGAATCCATTTGGTGCTGAAGATATTGCGGCTTTTCAAAACCCTTACGAAAATCAAGTTGTGCAGCAATCGTTGCAAGACATTGAGCGTTCACGCCAAATGCAGGCTTTGCAAGATGCAAATAGGGCAACGCAAGCAAAAGCATTTGGCGGTTCTCGGTATGGCGTTCAGTCTGCTTTGACAGATGAAGCAGCATTGCGCGAAGCAGCTCGCACTGCTGGTCAGTTGCGTTCTGCTGGGTTTGGACAATCCGCACAGTTGGCAGCGGCCGCAAGACAAATGAACTTGGCAGGCTATCAAAACGCCATGAATCTTGGATTGACAAGACAACAATTCCAGCAAATGCAGATGGATGCACAGCGTAATTTGCCACTGCAACGCTTGGCTATTCAGCAGGCCGCGATGAGCGCACAACCCGCCAACCTTGGATCGACAACGACATCAGTGACACCAATGACACGCAATATTGGTTCTGGTTTGCTTGGTGGCGCATTGGCAGGCGCAAGACTTGGATCAATGAAAGGTTTAGAAGCACTTGGTCCTGTACTTGGTGGCATTGGCGGTGGAATACTTGGCGCATTCTTTTGAGGTGAAACATGACTAATGAAGAATTTCAAAGCCTATTAAGTCAGGCAACGCAATTTGATACTGAACCAGCAAGAATTAGAGAACTTGCAAATCCAGCAACAAAACCTTATTCAGATTTTCCAGTGCCAGAATCAAATGTTGGCCCATCATCGTTTATGTCAAACCTTGGCGGTTTACTGTTTGGCGGTGCTGACTCAGGTTTGAGTGAGTATTTGACAAGAGATCAGCAAAAGGCAATGCAAGAGCAAGCCGTGATGAATGCCGCCATGTCTTTGCTAAAAAACAGTGGATGGACAACTCAACCTGTTTCTTTTGGTCAAGCACTTGGCAGCGCGTATGAGGCTGGCACTGCTGGCTATCAGACAGCGCAAGAGAACGCCATCAAGCAGTTGCTGACAAAGCAGAAATTGGATGAGGCAAAGAGAGCGCAAAAAGCTCAAGAAGATTATCAAAAATTCATCTTAAGTCAGCCAACAGAAGGACAGACCATCACACCAGAACAAGCCTTGGCGGTGTCTGGTATGCCTGCTGGCCCAACC